TGCAATAGCGGCTTTTACATAAGTACTTGTATCAATAGAATTTGCATATATTTGACACTGAGCAACACCTCCATTTTCTAATCTAAATCTTAATTGACCAGATGTATTTGTAAAACCAAAAATTGCGGCTTCATTGTTTGAACCATCCGAAAAACTTGCTTGATAAAATTCACTTCCTTCTGATTCAATTGCAAGGAGGTTTAAAAACATCGTACCCTCCGTTTGACCTATCAACTCACTTATTCCCGTTTTACTGCAAGAATCCGCTACTCTGGTCGTGCTTGTTCCGTATGAATTGATGTACGATGAAACGTAACTTCCAGCCTCAACCATTGCTCCCCAAATATATATTCCATCACTTCCATTCCCTGCAAAATTGACAAGTCTTGCTTGTGTTGGTGATTCTGCTATTGATATACGAGTGTTAACAATATCGAGTGTTGAATTATAAACTATAACGCATCTATACCAACCATCGCTAAATTCTTCAATGCTTGGTGTACAATCTTCATAATTTCCAAGAACTCCATTTTCAAGGTCAAAGTTTGCGTACAAATTTGGGTTTCTTCCGTCGGTTATTTGCACAACTGAGTATTCTCCTTTTTTCGCAAAAACACTTTGTACAACATCCCCACTTGGTGTCAATAATAATTTTATTGCTTGTCTTGCCGTAGATGTTCCAGCACTAATTTTATAGGCATCTATTAAACCGCTTGGCGATTGGATAGCGTTAGCCGTTAGAGATATGTTTGTATCATTAGTCCACGCACCAAAGTATTCCGATTGCGTAACAAGGTTACTCCTCTGTGGCTCAAGCAAAAGACTTGGGCATCCTCCACCGCTATAATCTACACGAGGAACGTCATCTGTTATACCCTCATATACTGCCGTTGTTGTTGTTTCAATGTAACTATGAGCGACTAAGCCCTCGTTCAGCATAGCGTCTTGAATGTAGATAGTGCCTGCTGTTGTGCTGTCATCTCCCCCATCAACATTAGCAGGATAGAGCCTAAAGAATTGATTAAATGGATTGTTTATTACAACACTAATTCGCCACCAATCATTTCCTGCTGATTGAATTGATGAATGAATAATTGCAGACCCTTCCTCTCCTTTTTCTCCTGTTGTTAGGTTAAACCAAGTTCCTTCACCTCCACCACTTGGGCCTATTGAAACCCAATTTAATGTACCTGCTTTAGCGTACACACTATGTGTTACTACACCGCTTTGTGTAATAGACTGATTTAATCTTGAGTACGCACTTGTAGAGCGTGTTACCTCCCAAGCATCGTTAGTTCCATCATATCCTGATTGTCCACTCGCAAGTGTTACACCTGACTTCGCCCAAGTAGTATTAAACGTATTCGATTGCAACAACAAATTACCCCTCTCTTTTTCTATCAACCCAGCCGAGTTAACCCTTGTTGCCGAACTCCCTCTTGTAAACGTCATATCGCCCTCTCCCGTGTCGGGAATAGCACTATACACCTTGCCCTCTTTTGTGGCGGTTGGTGCTAAAACTAACGACGCTAAATCTAACAAACTCATTTCAGTGATCTAATTGCGGTTTTAAAACAATTTTGAGATTCAGCAACCCCTCCATCGGTAGTTACTCTCTCTTCGTAATTATACCAAAAATCATAGCCGGGTAGTCTAAAGCTATTCAATGTACAAGCCATAGAGTCTATAGTACCGCCATCAGCCTCGACTCTATCTTCGAAGCTGCGCAGTAGTTGATAGGCATCACCCTTAAAGGTATTTAGCCTAGAAGATATCCCAGCGTTACTGATCATTAATAACCGATTACAGCTCCAGAAGAAATTACAAATCCAGTAATCTTTTTACCTTTTCCAGCCGGCAAATAAGTTCCTTGCTGAAAGGTTACGCTAGTCATTCCGCGATCAGACAATACGTTAGATGCAGATTGATAGTCTGGTGTTACTGTAAAGCTTGTAAATACTGTATCTTCTTGAACTACTAATGCATCGTAGCTAACGCTAGTTACCGTGGATGCGCTGTGGTATTTAAATCCGTCAGCACCAGCAACGATATCGATTGAAGGTGTTTGGTTGCTCATGGGTACGAATATATCACACCCCTAAAAAAAAGTCGTTACATTTTACGAGTGGTATCTACCAACCGCATAGTACTCACTACCATCGCTCATTATAGTTACCGACTCCCATAATGAATTAAATGAATAACTAGGAGCGCTATCAATAGTTCCGCTTAGCTGTACGTTGTGTGATGAGGATATTTTCTTAAATATATACTTACGTCCTTTAACTAGACTAGCAGATGGTAGAGTTACGATTACATTTTCAGCCGTCGTATCGCACACTATTAATTCAGCACTTACATCCAAATTATGCGTACCTCCAGTCAATGACTGAACCTTGCCCATCTCTTGCACGTTCCACTCAAGCGTATCTTCCGTCGCATCATAAACGACAACTGGATTGAAGTAAGTGTCTATGGTTGGCTGTGTAGTTGGCGTATCCGGGGATAGCCTCATGATATCAGTCGGTAATGATTCGTCAAAGTTGCTGACTGAGTCGCGGAGTAGATTTACTTGACTTATGGCCCTAGATATAGCATCGTTTTGTTGGCCATCTCCAGTTTCGTCTGTAAAATCCTCACTATCTATAGTTTCTACATCTTCAATTTGTATTTGCAAAAGCTCCATATCCCATTGCTCACTCTGGGCGTTGAATGTGCCTCCATTGAATATGTATTTTTCTTCATCAAAATTGGGTACTAGTATTGGATAGTAATCGCCATCATCTATTAGCGTGACCTGAGCTAACTTAGGAGCGTATATGTAATTTTTTAGTTGGTAATCAGCCCATACTTGTGCTGTTAATTCAGATCCTGAGTTTGTGTCAGAATTCCATATAGTACCTACTCCCTTTATTGTATTTCCAGTAAATTCATATCCATATATCGTATCGTATTCAAACTCTTCTGTAGCTGCCGCGTTTTCGGGATTGCTGTTTGGAGCTGTAATCGGCCTATGGTCGGTTTCCATAAAGTATAACACACCACGGAAAGATTGTTGGTTTTGAACTGTTTGCGTTTGAAAGTTCCAAGTTATATTACCTAAGTCTATATCTAATGTAATTTCATCTCCAGATGCTGGGGGTATAAATGTTCTTTCAAAATCTGCAATCAGTTCATCTTGATGAGGATTTAGCGAGTTAACTTGTGAAATATCTAATCTTACTTGCTCGTAAAAAGGTATAGATGTCTTGCCAGAATCCCAAGTTTGGCTGATATAGTTATAATGCTTATAAGTACCGCCACCTTCATCTATGTATATTCTGAAATTCAAAAGAATATACGCTTGTCTAGGCATATTAGTAGTAGGTCTACTAGGAACGGGGCAACGCACAACAGCCTTGGCAATAACCTTTCTTTGTTCGCTTGCGACATAACCAACACTAGGAGTAGTTAAAGTCATTGCGCCAGTATTAGCAATTGGCTTAACAAGCCTATTAAAAGCCATCCTAGTGAAAGTTTGCTTTATGCTTCTTACAGCTGGCTGGTGTGTAAATATAGGAAATGCCTCAAAAGCTGGCCTAGTATTAGTTCCTATAGGGTATTGAGGTAGTGTTGATATTTTATTTGTATATGTCCCATCTGTTCCATATTCAGCAGAATATATCTGATTTCTAGTTGCGGCATCTATTCCGTTATATATCCAAAAATATCTATTTGTATATATTAGCCTAGATGAACACATTCTTAAAACCCTTTCTATTGCTGTCTTGCAATCTACAAACAAAGGAGACCTATTGTCTGGCAAGCTTTGCTCCATGAAATCAGTCAAGTCAGTAATAACACTACTCATGTTAATTTCAAAGAAATCCAATCTATGCAAAGTACCAGTAGGTATATGCTCACTAGCATCCATTAAATAATGGCTAGCTTCTCCCAAGTGATTATAATAGGCCGGTATCTGAGTTAGCGCCAATGACTGCCTAATTAAATTAGTGATAGATAGTCTTAATGGGCCGCTAGTAGACCCAAACCACTCGCTTTGAACATAAAACCTATCTAATAAAGCAAGACCATCAACAGCGGTAACGGTATAAGTCGTATTCTTTTCTGGCCTACGCTCATACTGCATTCCATCTGGAATGATTCTACCAACATAATGAAGTACAGAATTTTTATATATTATTATTGCTGGAGTTCCTTCATTTTCTACAGCTAGGCTACGAAAAAATGTATGATCATCGGTATCGCTAACAATAAACTGGGCTTGTACTCTAGAGTTCATTATAGGATTCTCCCAAAGTACATTGCCTTCGCCTTCGTAATCTATGGTAAATCCTTGAGAAGCCATTGGGAGTGTTTTGCCTCCTATAGCTTGATTTAAACACTCAGAACCCTCAACAACTCCTCCATCTGCTTCCACTCTGGCAATATATTGATTTACGGACAACCCGGATGGTTCATCCCATAGCTCTACTCGGAATTCTGTTCCGCTTATTGTTTTAGTAATACCGTAATATCTTTCCATTATCCTCTGGTTCGGTCTTTTTCGTACCTTGACAAAACAAGCGCTAAGTCTCTACCGCTAACTCTTGTTTCTGCAATATAGCCACCTTCGCTCATACCTCCACCAATCATATTTTTTAATTTATCTAACGGGGCAATGACCTCAGGATTTGTGCTTGCTCCCGGATACTCACCAACAAGGCCTAATGTAGGCCCGCTTACAATACCTCCATCCGCGAAGGCAACTCCTTTGTTTATCTTTGATCTAACAAACGCAGCGGCAGCAACCGCAGCCACACCAGCAGCAACTGCTAATAACGGATTTGACGCTAGTGATTTTTGGAATGTTTCAACAGCAAGACCAGCCGCAATAAGACCCTTACCTAAAGACTCTAAGAAGTCAGCAACAGTAACCAACATAGCGCTTTGAAGCTTAGACATATTAGATTGACTTTTTTCTAATATCTTAGCCTCATTCTCCATCAATTGCTTTTTGGCTTGCAATTGCTCTAATTGGCTTTTAGTGGCGTCTTGCAATGAATATTTAAGCTCTTCATTTTGCTTTTTGAGGATTTCTATATCCAATTCAGCCATTTCTGAAGTTTGCTCAAAGGCAGAAGAAAAAGCATCGCTGAGAGCGTCCGCAATATCTCTACCAACCTTGCCGAATTCCCTTGATACTATAGATCCTATTTGTACTGCTGTTTGTTCAGCATTTTTTACACTATTTTTTGATTGCTTTTCTTCAATCTTATTTATTTGATTCTTTAGCTTTTCTCTTAAAGCAATATCTTTAATACCAGAAGCCTCTAAGGCTCTTAGCTTTTCTAACAACCCTTCCTTCTCGACTACTAATAATTGACTTTGGTATTGCTTCTCAGTTATTAAGTCTTTATCTCTAGCTTTTTTTAAGGATTGATTTATATCTGCATTTGTCCTATCTGTGATAGCAAAAGACCCCTCAAGCAAGTCTTTTCTTTGGTCGTAGGATAGCTTATATGCATTAATTTCAGCATTTGTATCCTTGTCCCTTGCAACTTGTAATCTAGCGCTCTTGCTATTCTGTAATTTTATTTCTTCAAGAGTTTGATTTCTCAATAACTCAGTGACTTGGCTAGCACTTAGATTTTGAGCTTGAGCAACTTGCAATATGCTTGATCTCTTTATAGCTAAAATCCTTTCCTCGGAAGCAATAGCAGCCCTTTCTTTTTCTTCTTCTGTTTTTAAGAATTTCTTCTCTTGCTCTGCCCTTAACCTTTCTTCTGCAATTAGTGACTTAGATATTTCATTAACTGCTTGTTTTGCAGTTTTAGATTGTTTTTCTTTTGATTTAGCAGTAGATTCAGAAAAGCCAAATATTTTACTTTCTATGGATAATGCGGTTTCTAGCGCAGAAGTAAATTGTTCTTGATATTTGGCAATTTCTTGTTTTATGTCAGATATTTTTTCATTTTTATTTTTAACACCTGACTCTAAGTTGGAAAGATCTCTAGTTAATGATACATTTTGAATTCCAAACTTAAATATCCCTTTGCTGAAATTTTGTATTTCTTCAAATATTCCAACATTTTCATTCAAAGTAGAATTTTGAGCATCAATTAACTGTTTCGTCTTCTCCGTTATAGCGCTAGAGAATGCCTCAGCCAAAGCTCTAGCCTTGATTGCTTTTATTTGTAATTGCGTTTGGCTAGTTAATGCTCCAGTAGCCTTAGCTTCAGCAAAGGTTAATTTTGTTAAACTTGGTACTAATTTTTGAAGCTCTCTATATGCAGATTCTTTTGTTCCTAAAGATTGATTACTATCATCTATTACTGATGTAAGAGAGTTTATTGAAGATGCTTGATTAAGAAAATTAACTTGCGCTTCTTTCTGTATGTCGTTTAGGCTTTCTTGATTCTCTTTTAACTTATCTGCGGCTCTTGATGATTCCAAATAGGAATTTACCAAATATCCTAAGCCAGTAACTAATGCGCCAATTCCTAGTCCAGATATAGCTGTTTTTAAAACACTTACACTCCCAGCAGCGTTTCTAGTTGCTAGGCTGAACAAACCACTAGCCGCAGCACTCGCCTTTAAGAATAATTGGTTCTCCCTAAGCCTAAGGTTGTTGATTGAAACAACAGCATTGGTAGCTGCAAAGGTTACATTTAAAACCTTCATAGTATTACGAAGTGATTCGTTCTCAGAATCCATAAGTAATACCGCACCGGTAACAGCCGTAAGCGTCCTTGACATAGACTCAAGGGCTGATTGATTATCTTCCGCTGCTAATCGAGAGTTGGCTAGGTTGGTTTTGTTATCTCTTAATGATGTATTTAATTCATTTAATTCTCCAGTAGCAAATCTTATTTGATTTCTGTATGCTTTTATTTTATTCGCATTATCTTTATATGCATCAGAACCTTTTTTTAAATTTCGCTGTGCTGCTATAAGGCTATTTAACTTAGATTGGAGTTTAATTAGTTCTTCTTTTTGTTGTAATATTTTTTCATTTGTCTTGTTAATATTGCCTCTTAAATCTCCCCCAAACGCATTATTCATGCTTTGGTTTATCTTATCAGCAGACTGCTTTATTTTTCTTTCTCCACCACTTACAACGCCAATGGCATTTTTCATGCCTTGCTTCAATTTCTGTATGGAAGCGGATAATATTACTTTTAATTCCTTAAACATTTGCGTACATTATTAAGTAGTCTTGAACAACCATAAATAAACCTTGCTCGTCCGCGTCATCATCTTCGTCCGTTATCTCGTTTTGAAAAGATATATTTTGAACTAAAACACTATTAAACGTATTTGGTACAGTAGCGTTCATTACATCCCTGACCGAATCAGCCAATTCATAGGCAGCGGTAGCTGTTTCAGAAACAATAGTAATCTGCACTCTAGATTCGTCGCTTTTGCTATATTCTTTTTTAGTATCGTTAGATACCCTAGAAATCTGCGATAGGACAATAGCTGGTAAAGAAGAACCCTCAGGTATCCTCTGAGGGTATATACTGGCTGTAATGCTTTCGTCTTCGGATAGTAGGAAGTAAACGGCCTTAATCGCCTTCATGGTCGCAATTTATCAAAAACGTCCTTATATTTTGTTACAACTTCTATAACATTCAATTCGGTTTTCTCCCATTCAAAAGTTATGAGATCCTTTGGCTTAATAGCTCTACCTTTCTTTGCATGAGGAGATAAAATAATTGTAGCAAGCCATCTAGTTCGCTCCCAATCATTTCTAAATTGTTGTGTTTGAGCATTTCTAAGCCCTTCAAGCTTTATTCTAAAATACTCAGGCAAATAAATATCTAGGCAATCCGGGGTCATCCCCAATTCACCAAATGCAATCTGTTTTATTTTAAGCCAACTAAGCGGCTCGGAAGCCCCTACTTCTTCGCTTTGGCTGCTCCCTTCGGTTGAAAAAAACCGGTAACGCTTTGCGTAAATCCATCAATAGCTGGCTGCAATTCTTCAAAAGAGCTAATAGCTTCTGCTATCTCTTCGCTTGAATGAAATGGGCTTTTCTTGCTTTCTTTTTTCATGCCGCTTGCAATCCCAAAAAATGCGCAATCACGTGCAAACTTCATAGATTGTGCCATGTCTTGGTTCTCTTGCAAGGCGTCAAAATCCATCATCTTGTTTTCAGCCATGATGCGCTCAAT